CAGGAATCAAAGATGAAAATGAAAAGGCAAGGCAGCAGATCCTACTTGACTTTGAGACTAGAAGACAGGATGTCCTAGCAAATGAGAAGCTAACCGGAGAACAAAGGATTGCACTTCAGCTAGAACTAGCCCAACAGGAGCAGCAGCAACTTGCAGCCCTTCAGCTAACCATTGATCAGCAGAATGCAGAGAAAGCCTTGCTTGATTTGGATATGCAGATGAAGGAGGCGGATGCTAGTTTCCAGATTCAGAAGGATTTGATTGATAGAAAAGAAGCCCTATCCCTTGAGCAGTTTCAAAAGGGATTGATCACAGAGCAGCAATACAATGAAGCCTTGAAAGGCTATTCAGATGCACGGATCGAGATTGATCGGAAAGAGAATGAAGCCAAGATGCAGAACGCAGCAATGGCAGCAGGACTATTGAATACAGTCTCAAGCCTAGTAGGTAAAAACACAGCAGCAGGAAAAGCTACGGCAATAGCTGCTACTACGATAGATACCTATCTAGGTGCGCAGAAAGCCTATGTTTCTCAACTAGTTCCCGGTGATCCATCTTCCCCTATCCGTGCTGCGATTGCTGCTGCTATTGCGGTGGCAGGTGGTATCAAGAATGTAAGGGAGATTGCAAAAACAAAAGTACCCGGAGGCGGTGCTGCCTCTGCTCCTTCAATTAATGCTTCTGCTCCTGCTGCTGTTCAGCAAGTTCCTACCATAGGAAACAGCCCGATCACGGCACTAGGTGCAGCCATGCAACCTACGCAACCTTTGAGAGCCTATGTGGTTGAAAGTGATGTGACAGGAACTCAGAAGCGAGTAGCAGATATTGAACGAAGGGCAGGATTTTAATACTTACAGATATGGAAAAGAAACTACCACTATATGAGATGATGATCGGGGATACGATCGAAGGCGAAGAAGAAGTAGACTTCATAGCCTTAGTAGAATACCCTGCGATTCAGAAAAACTTCCTAGCCTTTTCTCAGCAATTTGTAGAGCCTAGCCAAGGGGAAAGCAAAGAAGACTTTCTTCCTAGATGCATTGAATACATGATCAATGAAGGCAAGGAATCTGATCAAGCAGTAGCTATCTGCTCGACTCAATGGGAAGGTAGATTTCAAGAAGATTCATATAATGACTACCCTCAATCAGCAAAGGATAATGCAGAACGGGGAATCCGTTTGAATGAGGCAGTAGGGAATAGATGCGCTACTCAGGTGGGAAAAGTTCGTGCGACTCAAATAATGGCAGGCGAAAATCTGTCGAGAGAGACCATCCGAAGAACATATTCCTACCTAAGTAGAGCAGCGGAATACTATAACCCTGAAGATACTGAAGCCTGTGGGACTATTTCGTATTTGCTATGGGGTGGTGAGCCTATGCTAAGATGGGCAGAAAGCAAGATGAACCAAGAAGATTTTAGGGCTGTTGGATTCAACAAGTTCAGCATTGAAAACCAAGAGCAGAGAATCGTTACGGGTGCTTTGATGATTGCTGATCTTCCGATCTACAGAAGGGATGAAGATGAAGAATACTATGTTTCTTTTTCTGCTGCTGAGATCAAGAAGATAGTACAGAGATTCTTCAAGAAGGGCTACCAATCCAAGGTAAATGTAGAGCATAGCACCCCGGTAGATGGGGTCTATATGTTTGAATCTTTTATCATTGATCGTAAGAAAGGAATCATGCCTCCAAAAGGATTTGAGGATATTTCAAATGGATCATGGTTTGGTAGCTTTAAAGTAGACAATGACAAGATCTGGAATGAGGTCAAGGCAGGAACTTTCAAAGGCTTTTCCGTGGAGGGACTATTCCGCTATGAGAAGACCAATAAGGTTATCACGCAGGAGGAGCAGATCATGCAGCAGATCTTCAAAATCCTAGCACAAATTGAACACTAAAAATCAATTTAATATTTATAATCATGAACGCAAAAGAAGCACTAGTAGAAATCAAAAAACTTCTTTTCTCTGAGCAAGAGAAAGAGGCTGCCTTCGCATTGGTTGAAGGTAAGCTAGTAGATGGCACAGCGGTTGCCTATGATCTTGAGGCAGGTTCGATCTTTGTAATTGGTGAAGACGGGGCGCAAATCCCTGCACCTGTTGGAGAGCATCAACTTGAATCCGGAGAAATCGTGGTAGTCCTTGAAGAAGGTAAAATTGCAGAGGTAAAGGAAGCAGAAGCAAAGGTTGAAATTGAGATCGAAGCTGCTGAAGAAGTACCTGCTGAAGAAGAGCCTAAGAAGGATGAAGCAATGGCAAAGGTTGAGCAAGCAATGGGTGACCTTGAAAAAAAGGTAGAAGAATTGACTGCAAAGGTTAAGGCAATGGAAGAGAAAGCGGAAGAAGTAAAGGAAGCGGTAAAGATGTCCGCAGTAGTCCTTGAGTCTCTAGCAAAAGAACCAAGTGATAAAGCTATCACTAGCCCTAATCAATTTGCAAAGCAATTGAAAGTAGAAAAAGTAGACAGGTATAACAGCCTTCAAAACGCATTTCAAAAATTAAAACAAAAATAAAATGGCACTAGATTTATCAGGTTTAACTAACTATGTAAAGGAGAACGAATTGCAGCTTACTTCTGCTGCTATCTTCTCAGCAAAAACTGCTTCTTTGATCGAAGCACTAGGTAATGTTCAGGTGGGTATCAAATCCGCTGAAACTATCAACATCATGACTACCGATGCGGTATTCCAAGCAGGCGGAACTTGCGGTTTCTCTTCTTCTGGAACTACTACCATCACTCAGAGAACCATCACTGTAGGTAAAATCAAGATTCAAGAATCAATCTGCCCTAAAGCATTTGAAGCTAAGTACACTCAGAAGGCTTTGAGAGAAGGATCTACTTATGACTACATGGCTTATGGTGCTGAGTATTCTGCTCAGAAAGTAGCTAGAATTGGTGCAGCCCTTGAGACTGCTATCTGGCAGGGTGATACAGGAAGCCAAAACGGACAATTGAACAAGTTCATGGGCTTTGGTACTATCATCAATGCGCTTGGCTTTGGTGGTGCAGGTGATCCTATCAATGGTAACACTGCTAACCAAACTACCTTGACTACTTCCAATGTTATTGCTGCTGTGGACATGGTATTCGCTGCCCTTCCTGCTGCCCTTTTGGACAAGTCTGATGTAGTTATCTTCTGCGGAAACGATACTTTCCGTGAGTATGTATTGGCTTTGCGTGATGCTAACCTTTACCACTACCCTGTTGATGCTGCTAACATGGAACTAGTTGTTCCGGGTACTGCTATCAAATTGATCGGTGTTAACGGATTGAACGGAACAGATCAGCTTTTCGGACTTTCTATGAGCAACATGTACCTTGGTACTGACCTTTTGAATGAGCAGGATCGTTTCGAGTTGTTCTATGCAAAAGAGGCGGATGAGATGAGATTTGTAGTTGAATTCAAGCTAGGTGTACAAATTGCCTTCCCGGATGAAGTAGTATTCTGGAAGAAGTATGTAGCACCTTAATATAAATCACGGGTAGGGGATTCACCCCTACCCTATTTTAAAACCTTAAAATAAAAATAAATATGGCTTGCGCATTAACTCAAAACTATACCCTTGACTGCAAAGATTCAATCGGCGGTTTGAAGGCAGTATGGTTTGCAGCCGTAGAAGATATTGCATCATGGACAGGAAGTGCCGGAACTTACACCGGTGTGACTATGGATTCAGGCAAGTATTTTTGGAAGTATGACCTAGTAAAGGAATCTTCCAACTTTGCAGAGGCTGTGAATACCAATGTTCAGAATGGCACTGTTTTCTATGCTCAGACCTTGGAGATCATCCTAAATAAATTGCAGGTAAACACTCGAAATGAGATCCTTTTGCTTGCTAAGAATAGACTAGTAGCCTTGGTGCTTGACAATAATGACAAGACTTGGGTACTTGGTGAAGTGAATGGACTTGACTTGACAGGTGGCGGTTCAGGATCAGGTACTGCATTCGGTGATCGTAATGGATACACCTTGACCTTCACAGGAAATGAGAAGGAATTGGCATCCTTGTTCACAGGAACTCCTCCGGTTGACTAATATTTGGTTTGTTGTTTAGATGTGAAAAGCAGCCCTAATTTTGGGGCTGTTTTTTTTGTGTACATAAAGAAAGGATTTTGTATTTATAGATATGGTGATAATCGAGAAGGGGGCTAATAGCGTGATCTACATAGCCCTATTTGATAAAAGAGAAACTACTAGCAATACCTACACCTTTTTATTTCAGCATGAAGTAACAAAGGAAGAAGTGACTTTAAACCTTAATGATGTGAGTGATTTCAAAGATAGATACTCAGAATTTGCTATCAGTCAAGCATCCTTCACTAGTAGCACTGTGGGCTTTTGGCGTTACTATGTTACCCAAACGGGAAGCGGTGCTGATATTATTGCCACAGGAAAAATGGAGTTGACTGCACCAAATCTTTCTACTACAGGAGTGGTGAGATATAACGGCTATAATGGTACTTATAAGACCTATACAACAGCATGATAAAATTATTCAAGTTCGATCAAGTGCCTTTACCCGTTTACAAAGAAGTTAAGGGGAAAGAATACATCTACTACGGGGAGAAGAATGACTACCCGAACTACCTACTTAGGATCTACAATAATAGCGCAAAGAACAACGCTATCATTACCGGGAAGGTAGACTACATCTGTGGCAATGGGTGGACTGTGAAGGCGGAAGATGAGATGCAGAAGGCTAAAGCATTCGGCTTGATTGATCGGATTAACACCAAGCAGGAAAGCCTTAATGAGTTGACCAAAAAGCTAGTGACGGATCTATCTATTTTTGGAGGGTACTACCTACAAGTGATTTGGACTAAAGGCACGGGTGAGATTGCAGAACTCTATCATGTAGATTACTACAAGGTGAGAACCAACCTAGACAATAGCGAATTCTATGTCTCTGACAATTGGATAAAAAACGATAATGTCAACCCTAGACCTGATTTCGAAACCTATCCTGCATTTGATCCTAATAACACCAAAGGAACTCAAATCCTATACTTCAAAGAATACAGAGCAGGCGCAAATACTTATTCCCTTCCAGACTACAGAGGTGCGATCTCCTACATTGAACTAGATATCTCAATCGGGGAGTACCACTTGAACACCATAAACAACGGGATGTTCTCTAGCAAGTTGATCAACTTGAATGGTGGTAAGGTAAGCCAAGAAGAAGAGGATAGAATCGAAAGACAATTCAAAGACAAATTCTCAGGATCTAAAAATGCAGGAAAATTCATGCTTGCTTTCAATGATAGCAAGGAGAACGAACCTTCGATTATTGATCTATCCGGTACTGAATTAGATAAGCATTTTGACCTATTAAATAAGACTGTTCAGCAGGAGATTTTTACAGGTCATAAGGTGACTAGCCCAATGCTTTTTGGAATCAAGACAGAAGGGCAGCTAGGCGGAAGATCTGAAATGAGAGAGGCTTCTGAACTATTCCAGAACACCTATGTAAATGCAAAGCAGCAAGCCCTTGAAGAGGTAGTAAATTACCTTTTAAAATTCAATGACATTGTTGCCGAACTTGAGATCAAGAAGACTGAACCAATCTCCTTCCAATTTAGCGAGCAGATTATCAGCACAAACATGACTCAAGATGAGATCCGTGAGAAGCTAGGACTTGCACCTATCGAGAAGAAGGAAAGTCAAGGTGCGCAGGATATCATTAACTCATTGAACAGCCTTTCCCCATTGATTGCTACTAAGGTAGTTGAATCTATGGATGTGAATGAATTGAGAGGCTTGATTGGTCTACCTGTAAGAACTGAAATCGTAACCCCTACGGAAGTTATCACAGATCCTACGCAAGGATTTTCAGATCACCTCCACCTTCAATGTTCTATCTCAGAACACGATGCGAATATCCTATCAAAGTTTGAAGGCAAAGGGGTATCAAAGGATAAATTTAAAGTGATTGAAAGTTCAAAGATGCACTTCTCAAGCATGGAAGAATTTATCAAGCAGGATCTATTTGCAGAGTACCAACTCAATGAAGTGCAAAGAAAGATCATCACTCAGATCCAAAGAAATGAGGCGATAACTATCCCACAGATTGCAAAGGTAGTAGGCATAGATGAGGCATCCGTGATCTCAAGAATCAATACTTTGATTGATGATCAGGTCTTGGTGGAAAAGATTAGCCGGGAAGGGTTGATCACTAGATCCGTAACTCGTACAGGAGATGCAGCTATCAAAAGACTTCAGCCTGTTACTTCCTTCAAGGTACTTTATTCCTATGAGGAAAGACCAAATGTACCTGCTGCAAAGAGTGGATCAAGACCTTTGTGCGAGAAGCTATATGGCAGCGGTCTATTCTTTACACGGGAAGAAATTCAAAACATATCCAATCAGCTAGGCTATTCGGTATTTCAATTGTGCGGTGGATGGTACACCAACCCAAACACAGGATTGAGAACTCCTTTCTGCCGTCATGAGTGGAAAAGAAATGTAGTAGTAGAAAAAACATCACGATGAGCGCAAATGTATTGATGATATCGGAGCAGTCCTTCAAGGACTTCACAGTAGCCTCCGCAAATATTGACCTGAAGAATGTAACTCAGGTGATCAAGATGACTCAAGATAGGTATATCCATCCTATCTGTGGAACTGCGCTATACGATAAGATCCTTCAACTAATTGCAGCAGGAACTATAGGGCAGTCTGGGAATGCAGTCTATAAGACTTTCCTAGATAGCTATCTCACGGATACCCTTTTCAACTATGTGCTTGGTGAATTGCCTATGGCTATGCAGTACAAGTTCGTAAATAAAGGTGTAGTAAAGCGAAAAAGCGAGAACATCACAGAGCCTACCTTTGCAGAATTGCAGAGCATTAGCCAATACTACAAGGGATATGCGGAGTGGTATGCTGAACGGGCAATCAATTACCTATGCGCTAATTCTACCCTATACCCTGAGTACTTGAATCCGGGATCGGATGTCACTACTATTCAGCCTGTATCTAATCAGTACAAGGTAGCTATCAACTTGGGAAGGGGTGACTATGAGGATCACAGACCATATAGCGAAAGATACCAAGGCAATAGATACAAAAAACCATTCTAAAGATGGCTTATTCCAAAAACGAAAAGAAGCTAAAAGAATTTCTATCCAAACAAGATGACTCTAGTAGACCTAGTCAAAAAACTAAAAGCAATCCAAGAAGCGCACCCAATGATCCGAACCTTCGGAGAGGGTGACATCTACGATTATGTAGATAATGGCGGAGAGATTCAGTACCCGGTTCTCTGGACTGTGGTAAAGCCTTCGGTCTATAGCGGTACTACGATGCGCTATGATCTAGTCCTTCTTTTTGCGGATCTACTTACGGAAGACAAGAGCAACAGACTTCAGATCCAAAGTGATCAGATGCTTGTGGCTTTGGACTTTCTAGCCAAATTAAAACTTGACAATGACTACACCTTTAATACAGCACCTAACGCAGCTTTGGAATTCTTTCAAGAACGCTTTGATGATTTTACAGCCGGTGTATCAATTGCTGTACAGGTTATTGCTCCTATGCCTCTAGACCTTTGTTCAATCCCTACCGAAGCCTAAAAATGAATATCTTGAAAAGTGATGAACTAGGAGTACCATCTACATTTGTAGCAATCTTTGCAAATGTTACTGCTATGGCAGGGCTTCAATTTGTGAATTTAGTTTTCACTTCGGTGATTTCTATTTTATCAATTGTTTATTTGGTTTATAAAATACGGGGCGAAATAAAGAAAAACAATGGCAAAGGCTAAGGCGGTAGCACAGATAAAAATAACCTTTGGAAAAAGGAGAAACGGAAAGGCAAAAAAAGCCTACTCCAAAAGTTTAAACAAACCTAAAAAATACAGAGGACAGGGTAGATGAAAAACTTCTTTAATTGGCTAAAAGGATTCTTATCCGAAAACGGAGAAGCATCTAGCAAGAGATTCGTAGGTGTATTTTCAGCTATTGCTTTGTGCTATACTTTGTATGCAAATCACGATGCAGTTAATGAGCCATCTGAGGCTTTGGTGTATTCAGTAGCTGCCTTGTCTGCTGCTGCTTTAGGCATCACGGCTGCTGAAAAAATTTTTGGCAAGAATAATGAATGAGAGACTTGTCAAACGAGGAACTGATATCGAGACTAGAAGCAATAAATCGAAGTAATGCGGTTATTGACTTTGACCTAGATGGCAACATTCTTAGGGTAAATGACATTTTTTTGAAGGCAGTTGGATACAAGGCTACTGACTCAGCTAAAATAGTAGGCAGACATCACTCTATCTTTGTAAAGCCTGACTATGCAGATTCTGAAGAATACAAGAATTTCTGGAATACATTGAAAAGTGGTAAGTTCTTTTCGGGTGAGTTTGAAAGAGTGAAGAAGGATGGTTCGAAGCTTTACATCCAAGCAACTTACAACCCAATCATTGATGATTCAGGGAATACTTTTAAAATCATGAAGATTGCTTCTGACATTACAGAAAGCGTGAAGCATCAACATGAAATTGAAAAATTGACTGCTAACTTAAAAAAGGAATTAGAGAAATCTGAAGAATTAAAGAAGTCTATTGAGATCGAGAAGAACGCTGCTTTGAATGACTTGGATGTCTTGATCAAGAAAAGTCAATCCGAATTGATTGGGACTGTTGTGCGGGTAGCTTTACTTGTCATCATGGGTGTTGGATTAATTACTACAGGGCTTTATGCGGTAGCTATTTTTACAAGTAAGGACACGCAGATCATTGGATCTACTTGGAGCAATATGTTTGGCATCCTTTTGACAAATGCCTTTTCAATAGTGGGTACAATTATGGGGGTAAAATACGCAACTGAAAAAAAATAAACCTATGAAAATTAGTCAGCACCTATCTCTTTCAGAAGTAACTAGAAGCGAAACTGCAAAGCGCAGAGGGATTAGCAATACTCCTACAGCGGAGCATTTGGAGAACTTTAAGCTACTAGCAGAAAAAGTATTTGAACCTATTCGTGCGCACTTTGGAGTTCCTATTCACATCTCAAGCGGATACAGAAGCAAGGAGTTAAATGCTGCTATTGGTGGAAGCCAAACTTCTCAGCATAGCAAAGGTCAAGCGATTGACATAGACATGGATGGAAGCAGCAACGGAGTGACCAATAAGATGATCTTTGACTTTATTAAGGACAAGCTAGATTTTGATCAATTGATCTGGGAATTCGGTACGGACAAAAATCCAGATTGGGTTCATGTAAGCTACACCAAAACAGGCAACCGAAAGCAGAAACTCAAGGCTGTTAAGTCAGGAGCAAATACCACCTATCTACCCATTTAATGGAAGTTAAAAAAATAAGCAGAAACCTTCATGCTATCACCCTTCAGAGGGATGAGAAAAGGGTAGCCCTATTGAGTGACATCCATTGGGATAATCCAAAATGTGATAGGGTAAAATTGAAAAAGCATCTTGACTATTTCCTAGAGCATCAGATCCCTATATTTATCAATGGGGACTTCTTCTGTTTAATGCAAGGAAGGGGAGACAAAAGGGGAAATAAAAGCGATATCCTTCCTGAGCATAATAACGCAAGGTATTTAGATTCCGTTATTGATACGGCAGTAGATTGGTGGTCACCCTATGCGCATTTGATTACAGTGATCGGCTACGGGAATCATGAGACTTCGATCATCAAGTATCAGGAAACGGATGTACTCCAGAGATTCGTAGATCTACTTAACTACAAGAATAAAACTCAGGTATACACCGGAGGGTATGGCGGATGGATAGTATTTAAATACAAGGTCTATGATGCTACTACCTTGAGCAAGACTATGAAATATTTTCATGGGAGTGCAGGCGGTGGCATTGTTACACGCGGGGCAATCAACTTGACTAGGGCTTTAGAGATCTATGAGAACATGGATATCTTTGTGATGGGTCATATCCATGAGAATTCTAGCCGTAATGATGTAAGGGATTCAATCCACTACAATCAAGGAAAGAGGGTATATGAAATAGAGCAAAGACATATTCACCAAGCTATTCTAGGAACTTACAAAGAAGAATACGGGGATGGATTTGGGGGATGGCATATAGAAAGGGGCGCACCTGTTAAGCCTACGGGTGGAAGAATCTTGACCTTTGACGGCTTTGCCCAACTTGACAAGGAAGGGAATAAAACCTACGAACTTTTAATAGATTCAATTAAGATACCAATATGAAAGCTA